GTGTATGTTATGCGCGCAGATGGGAGTAAATCCTATCTACGAGCTAACGTTAACAAGTGCCGTCATTTCTTCAACACTAAGTGTGGAAGGAGCACTGCAATGGCGGAGCATTTAATCAAATGTCTAGATTATGAAGTCTCGAAGCGTATGCGAGAGGGTTCATTAGGATATATGATGACGATGTGGAACTGGTTAACACGTTCACAATGGGAAGCGATTGAAGAGGAAATGCAGGATACAACTAAACAAGCTGTAAACTCTTATGGAACAGAACTTATCTAATCTTGTAAGACCTATGAAGGTCGTAGCCCAGGAGGCTATTAATTACGTCGAAGGTCGTAAGACACACGACGTTGTATCATTACAGACTAGGTGGAAGAAGTTCAATAAGCAGTGTATGGGAGGTATTGAACCCAATACCATTTTTACCATAGGTGGCATTTCTGGAAGTGGAAAGAGTTCCTTTGTGAACTGTATCCAAACTGATTTGATTGAGCTTAATCCTAACAGAGATATAATAATTCTAAACTTCTCGTTAGAGATGGTAGCATTTAGGCAAGTTGGAAGGACGCTTTCTAATAAGCTCAGGAAAACGACTTCGACTTTGTATAGCTCGGAAACGAGCCTCGATGACGCCACTTTTGGTCAGGTCATCAGAGTATGTAACCAGCTAAAGGAGTACCCGATCTACTTTGTAGATAATCCGTGTACACCCATGCAAGTTCAAGAGATTATATTTGGTTTCTATAATACGTATGTAAAGGGTACAGGAAAGCATTTTGTCATTTTATATGATCATGCTCTCTTGACAAAACCCATTGGCTCAGTCTTAGAGACTATTGCCGAGTTACAACGTGTGTTCATTCAGGTCAAGAAATTACCTCTGACATCTATTATACAGATTGCTCAGATGAACCGTAACATAGAAGCCCCTGAGAGGATTAATAATCCATTATCGCATTACCCTATGCGTAGTGATTTTTCATCGTCTGATGCAATCTTCCAGGGCAGTGACTATGTTATGGCCTTGCATCGACCAGAGATTTTGAACATCTTAGAATACGGTCCGAATCATTTACCTACTCAAAACAAGGTATACGTGCACATCCTAAAGAATAGAGATGCTGGTAAGCCTTGCATACTCGAATTCGAGAATGACCTTATGTTCAATAACCTCATTGAATGTTAATGCATCAGACTAGTATTAACGTTTTAAAAGAAAGGCTGAATTATGAAGAAGTATACTTTTACACTTAAGGATAATAATAAGACTAACACTTGTATGTACAATACCTTTTGTACAAGTAGCAAACCCAACTATTCTAAGATTCTTGATGATCTTATTGCTGCTGATGTAAAGGAGAAGAACCCTTGGTTGTATGGTTATAATACCACTCCAAAGGAGACTATTAATATTAAGATTAAGCCTATTACTACTGAGGAGTATATCTTCGGTAACGAGAACATTAAGCTTAATGCAGCTTTCAATTTCTTGATGAATTTGCCTAAGTATTGTCCTTTTAAGAAGAACACTACTTATAAGCTGTCGACTGGTGATATTATCGAGATTACCGATGATTATATCCATATTAATCAGTCTATGTATTTCTTCAACTTGATGGACAACAATTTCTTCTATAGTCTTAGCGATGGTATGAAGAAGACTATTGCTACTATTTATATTGATGGTCTGAAGATTACTATTAAGAAATAATTTAGTATATTATGAGCTTAGTACTACCTACAAACCCAGTTCCTGCGACCAAATTCAACCCTAAACGTGTCGTGATATATGGACAAGCAAAGATAGGTAAATCATCTGCGCTTGCTCAATTGGAAAACAACCTTATCATAGACACTGAGGGTGGAACGGAGTATATGGATGCTATGGCCGTTCAAGCACGAACCATAGAAGATTTGGGAAAGATTGCACAGGCTATTCGAGAGAAGAATGCTGAGTGTGGTCATAACTTTTACAAATTTATAACTATTGATACCGCTACAAAGCTTGAGGATATTTGTTTACCTTGGGCAGCGAAACTGTATAAGTCTAAAGTCGACCAAAAGTGGACTGGCACTGATGTACGAGATATCGGATTTGGTGCAGGTTACAGAGTCTTGTATGATTGTATAGATCGAGTGCTAACAATGTTTGAAGAGTTGTGTGATACGTTTATTATAACTTGTCATACCTATGAGGATGTTGATGGTAAATCTGATGCAATTCAGAGAACTTCTCTATCGCTGCCAAAACAGACGAGAAAAGAAGTAGAACGATTCTACGATTGTATAGGATACTGTTACCGAAAAGGTAAGGAAACCCATCTATCTTTTGTAGGTGGAGATAATTACATGAAAGGTACACGAATAGAACACCTACGAGACAAAGACTTTATTATAGGTGAATGGGATGAGGAGAATAATAAGCTTCTTACTCATTGGGATCAGATTTTTAAATAATAGTTATACCATATAAACACAGAGAACTATGTATAGTACAAAAACCGCAACAACAAATAATACTGAGTTTAACAGCTCGTATATGCCAGTGGGCATCAATGAAAATATCACTTTGAAAGAGGTGAACGTAAACAAAACACAAAATGGTCGTGACTTCTTGGAAATTGTTTTCGAGAACGCTGACGGTCAGACAGCAACTATGACTGAATGGAAGAACGAGAAGAATATGTGGATCAAGACTGATGCAGATTTGCAGAAGCGTGATGATCAGCAGTTCGGTCGTATTCTGCAGGTTATTGATGCTATTAAAGGTGGTCATAACGACTTTGAAGGTTCTTCATTTGTCGAAATGATTACTTGGGCTAAGATTTGTCTTAATGACGGTGAGAGTGATCCAGTACGTCTTAAGGTAACTTATGATAAGAATGGATATACTCAAGTATCTAAGAATGGTATTTTTATTGAGCCTATGACAGTTGCAGAGTCTCAGATTAAGCTTTGGAAGAATGATCTTACAGAGCGTCCAGTGCAGGCTGATAATGAGGCCACAAGCACAGACCCGCTTGCTAATCAGGCAATATCTGATTTTAGTACTCCGGTGACTGAGACTACAAGTGCTGACGACCTCCCTTTTTAAAGGAGCAGACAAGAGAATTGGCAATGAGTATACACGACGTTCTATATATGCTTCATAGCAAGCATCAGGAACTGTATAACAAGTTGACAAAGAAATTGGCTGCATAACAGTCAGTGGTGCTGACAACCAATAAATATAGACTTTATACGATGGCTCGGAGCGTAGTATAACAGATTAAGTCCACATTTCATGGTGCTCTAATGATAATGCATTATCCGTGGTGTGGTTATTTATAAATGGTCAGTGGTGG